CACTCCTGTAGATAATGAAATCGGAGTATGGACGGGCGATGGAACAATCGAGGGGGATGCCAACTTCACATGGGACGGCTCACATCTTGTGCTGCCATCAACAAATGATGCCATTACGCCGACCCTTGCGTTTGGCAATGGCAGTTCGGGGTTTTTTGAATTTGCTGACAATCAAATAGCCCTTGCAATCAATAGCTCCCTTACATTCCGATGGACCGTTGCGACCTTCGGATCAGAAGTAAGTACAGGAGCAAACTTTCGTACATCCGGCGTTACGGCTACCACACCAAGCGTGAAGCCGCGTGGTGGCGACATTGATAGTGGACTTGGTTCTGGCGCGGCAGATGAGATAAGTGTTATTACGGGCGGCATTGAAGGCCTTCGCTTCACGGAATTGAACAGCGGAGTGATACAAGCGCCTGCCGCAGATCTAACCATCACAGCATTTGCCGGCGGCGGACAGGCCAGCGCGGTTGCCTTGAAGCATTCGTACAATATCGTATCCGTGTGCGCGGCCGCGGGAGACTCCGTGAGACTTATTGGCCCTATATTTCCCATTAACTCCATCATAAAGATCAGAAACGACGGCGCAAACTCATGCGATGTATTCCCGCACACTGGCGATGACCTTGGGTCCGGAGCAGACACGGCGGCGGCTCTTGCGGCCGGTGCGACCATCACATATATCGCCACTTCGGCTAACAATGTGTGGACAGAGTTTGAATAGGAGGTAAGTCGTGGCTAGTTCAGGTACCTTTGCCTTCAATCCAGAGCTTGCGGATCACATAGACGAGGCTTTCGAGCGCTGCGGCATCGACCCTGCAGAGCTGAAAGCCCGCCATATCCGTTCAGCTATCCGTTCTGCCAACCTTCTCTTTGCTGACTGGCAGAACTTCGGCCACAAGCAGCACAACCTGACCCTCGTTTCTCAGGCGGTCACCAAAGCCGATCAGAGTTTCACTCTGCCTGTTGGCGGATACGACATTTTCCATGCAACGTTGAGGCGCGAATTGCGCGAGACCGAGATGTATCCCATCTCCCGGTCAGACTATAATGCCATCACTGACAAGACAGTTCAGGGCAGGCCTGATCGTTACTTCGTTGACAGGGGCTCCTTTGTTCCGGCGTCTGGAGCTAAGGTGTTTATTTGGCAGGCCGCCGAGAACTCTACCGACACCCTTGAGATATGGTACATGCGCTCTCAGGAGGATGTTGGCGATCCATCGAATACACTGGCCATGAGCAAAAATTACCAAGAGGCGTTTGCGTGCGGAATGGCGTTTCACTTGTGTCGAAAGTACGCCCCTCAGCGTCGTCGCGTGCTGCTTGCTGATTACTTGGGCGCGAACTATGACGAGTACAAGAACAGCCGGCCGGCCGGTGCCATGGGCCGTGCGCTGGCTGAAGACAGAGACACCGGTGACGCGATTCTTAGGGTTCGGTTCGACCGGTACAGGGGGCGTAGATAAATGCATATTGAAGTAACGCGAGATGGCGGGGTTTTTCAGGATGGCGCAGAGCTGTCGTTTTATCAGATGGCAAAAATAGACGGCACAACAAGACTGGTTCATAGGCTGGTAGCTGAGGCTTATATTCCAAATCCAGAAAACAAGCCGTTCGTGCATCACAAGAATGACGATAAGTCCGACAACCGGGTGGAGAACCTTGAGTGGGCCACAGAAGCCGAGAATGTACAGTACGCGGTAAGATCAGGAAGGCTTGTTCCTCCGCGCTTGCATGGAGAGCAGATTGGCACCTCTAAGCTTATGGATGCCGACCTACCGCGCATCAGGGATATGATTAGGTCTGGGGCGAGGCAGGTTGACATTGCCACATGGTTCATGGTGAGCCAAGAAACCATTAGTTCCATAAAGCGGGGCGAACGCTGGGGGAGTATATAATGGGCATGGGAACCGGTGGATACGCGGTTGGCTACCATGCCATCGCGCACTGCAAGCGCTGTGGCGACCTTGTGTTGCGTCGGCATTTGGTGTTCGATGGGCACTTTCCAGACCTTTTGGTTTGTACCGATTGCTGGGACCCGAAGCATCCGCAAGACTATTTGCCGGACATACACGATCCGGAGACGATCTACAAGCCGACTGGGGACTTGGATGCAGCAGTCGCCAACTTGCAGGTTATCAGTTACCCGCCATTGAAGTTTATTTATGGATCGGATTACCCAACATTTGGCCAAGAGCGGGACGGGAATAAGTTGTTTGATCTTAACGGTCCAAAGCAGACGAGGCCAAGACTGGAGTCTCCGGTAAAACAAGGGGGCCGTCCAGGCATCCTGTCGCCGCCGTTTAAGACGCCCGGTCTGCTAAGATTGGGCCTTGACGAAAATAATAAATTCACAATCGCAGGCGGGGGCGTAACGGACGCATAATGGCTATCATCACAGGCGTAGGAGAACTCTTTCTCGAAGAGATTTTGCTCGGCAAGCACACGCTTGACGAAGGCTCCCCTACGGATGCGCTTAAGTGCGCGCTGTTCGGGCCTGACGCGTCCATCGGCCCGACGGATGATGTTTATACAACGACCAAGGAGGTCAGCGGCGGAGGCTATACGGCTGGTGGCGTCACCCTTGTTTTGGAAGTGGTCGGCAAGACCGGGTCAGCGCGTAGCGGCGGCGTACAGTTCGCTGATGGGGCGTACATACAGCCAACGCTTATTACAAATATTTCATTCACTGGCGCAGCATGCCGAGGGATCATGATTTACAACACGAGTCAAAGTAACAGGAATATCTTCACCCTGGACTTCGGGCAGAACCTTATTCCCGTGACCGGCGTCAGGATCAATTGGGCGATAGCAGACGTTGTGAATTTTTCTGATGTGCTGATTCCGCTGATAGGCAGGTCTGTCTAATGTCCATCACATACACTTACGATCAATTGACGGCGGTCATTAAAGCCTATGCCGAGGATCTTGATACTGATTACGTTGCCCAGGTGGACGACTTCATTGCGAAGGGGGAGTTGCGGATTCTTCGTGACCTTGACCTTGAGCTGTTCGAGACGTGGTCTGACCTAACCATCTCCAGCGGCAACAGAACGGTACCAAAGCCGTCGAATACGGTGATCATAAACGACGTGTTTATCAGAAGCCCGTCACAACAAAAGTGGCTAGAACTGCCTCGCAGATCATACGAATACTGCATCATGTACGCCCCCATTGAGTCAAACACTGGGGCTCCAAGGTTTTACGCAGAATTCGACAAGGACAACATTTACGTGGTACCAACGCCTGATCAGGCATACGCATCAGGAAACTCCAAGGCTCGTGCTACTATTCGCCCTGCCGGGCTAAGTTCGAGCAATTCTACGTCTTGGCTGGGTGACAACTTGGCAGACCTGCTCTTTCATGCGTGCATGATTGAGTCTCAGAACTTCTTGAAGCACCCGGCGAAGGTGAAGGAGGCTGCCGATATGTACAACAGCTTGATCCAGCAAATTGCTCGTGAACAGGCACAGGCGACTCGGCCGAAGTACAAGGCCTTGAACGCACCACAAGAACAAAAGGGAGCCGATGACTAATGGCCGCGACACCAGACAATAATCTACGATTTGATGTACCAGACGTTACTCTGGACGATAATACGTGGGGCACGATCCTCAACACACTGATTGGGGAAATGGAGCGGGCGATTACCGCTATTCACAGTCAGGCGTTCACATCTTCTGACGTAACTATTGGAGCCGCAGGAGGCGCCGATGAGGCGGCAAGAAAAGCGGTTTTGGTTGCTACAGGTACGCTGGCTGGCAACGTGAACTTCGTTGTGCCGAACGAACCAAAGATTTACATCGTGCGCAACAATACTACTGCCGGTGGGTTTACCGTTGGCATTAAAACATCCGGCGGCACGAGATTGGACATTCCCGATGGAGACACGTTACTTGTGTTTTGCGATGGGTCGGATGGATTCTTCCAGATCAATGCATTGGTCTCTGGAACGGTTGCTCTGGCAACGGACTCAAACAAACTGACCAATGTGGCTGGTGCCAACTTTGCCCAGAAAGCCGTTAAGAATCAATGGACTAAGCCACAGATTATTGACGCGACTCGGGCGACTTTGGACATTTCGGGTGACCCAAACTTCTATGAGCCGAACGTCGACAACGATACAAATATCCTTGTGACGCAGGCCGAAATGATGCGAGACACAGATGACGTGCAAATTAAGAATCCTATCGGTACGCCAATAGACGGACAGATCATGGTCGTTACTGTGGAACAAAGGTCTTCTGGTTTGGCTTCGATTACGTGGGGCTCGAAGTTCAAGTGGCCGGATGACACCGCCATTGACCTTACACAGACGGTTGATAAGATCGATGCGTTCTCCTTCCAATACAACTCCAATGTTGCGCTTTGGCTGAACTTCGGAACCGCCCTTAATATTCCGAGGTCGTAAGCATGGCCGAGCAACTAGGTATACCGGTAAAGCTTGACATTTCCCCCGGCGTATACTCGGATGAAACAGATACCGGGGCCACGGGGACATGGAAGGATTGTGACTTGATTCGCTTCAAGAACGGACTTGTGCAGAGCCTTGGTGGATGGAAAAAGAAAACCCTCACTGGCAGCGCCATCACCGGAACGCCTAGAAACGTACATGACTGGTCCGCCCTTGACACAACGAAGTATATGGCGCTCGGCACAGAAAAGCGCCTGTATATTATTGAGACCAGCCTTGTAGTCACAAACATAACCCCAATACGCGCCACCGGCGCGCTCACTGATCCGTTTCATACGTCCACGGCCGGAGCATTTGATCCGAACGGGAGTAGCAAAAAGTTCTTCAAGGTAAACGACGTTTCTCACGGATGTACTCTGGGCGATATCGTTGAGTTTGATAGTTTTACCTCTCCAGTTGGCGGTATCACTGTTAATGGGGCGTTCGAGGTCGTCAACATAATCGACGTGAACAACTATACTTGCAGGGGGGCAGAAGACGCCACCAGCACAGTGGCAGGTGGAGGCGGCTCCGGAAACTTTACTTATGAGATTACGGTTGGCTCTGGTACAACTGGGTTTGTTGTGGGATATGGCACAGGCCCATACGGTGCTGAGACCTACGGAACCCCCCGCACCGTATCAACGTTCACTACAGAGCTGCGTACATGGTCTTTGGGAAACTGGGGCGAAGACCTGATTGCCTCTCCCAGGGGCGGCAAGATATATGTTTGGGATCATTCAGTTGGGCTTGGTACTCGCGCAACCGCCATTGCAAATGCCCCCCTTACCAATCTCCATGTTATTGTGTCGTCAGAAAATAGGCAGCTCATTTCCTTGGGCGCGCATAATGGCACCACCAATGATCCTCTCTTTATAGCTTGGTGCGACAACGAAGATTTCGACACATGGACGCCAGCCGCAAACAACAACGCCGGAACAAAGCGACTGGACTCTGGTTCAACCATTGTGACGGGCATTCAAACCCGAGTGGGAATCTTGATTCTGACAGATATTTCAGCCCACATCATGCAACCGCTATCTGGTGCCGAGGTGTTTTCGTTCAGAGAGATTGGTACCGGAATATCTATTGCCGGCCCACAGGCGGGAGCCGATGCTAACGGCATCGTGTACTTCATGGGTCTGACGAACTTCTTTGTATACGATGGCGTGCTGAGGGTTCTGCCATGTCCGAACTGGACCAGGGTTTACGATGACCTGAACACATCACAGGGTTTCGGCGTTTTTTGCTCTCACTCCAAAAACTTCAACGAAGTGTGGTGGTTTTACCCAAGCGTCAGCAAGTTCCAGAATGATAAGTATATGGTGTACAACTACGTTGAAAATATTTGGTACTTTGGAGACCTGGATCGCTCAAGCTACCATGACTTCTCTCCATTCTTTAGGTTTCCTTATGGGTGGGATGCCGATGGTAATCTCTTCACGCACGAGGACGGGGAGGATGACGATACATCTGCGATGAAGTCCTTCATTGAAAGTTCTGGTATGTCGATTCAGGAGGCAGATCAAGTAATGCATGTAAGCAAATTGATTCCTGATTTTGATCGTATTACCGGCTCGGTGAGTGTTTTGCTGAAGGGGCGAAAGCAGCCACAGCGTCCGCAATTCGAAAAGGGTCCGTACACGGCCACAGGAGCCACATCTGAAATGGGCGTTAGAATCCGCGCGAGATATCTTGCGCTGCGCATTGCTCAGGAGGGAATTGGAGAGAGTTTCCGAATGGGTTCTTGGCGGGCGAGAATGGTTCAAGACGGAGAACGATAAATGACCGTTGCCATCTCATTTATTCCGCCAATCTTCGAAGACGAATATGATGGCCTGAAAATGCGCACTCTGGTGAATGAGTTGGAGCGCCTGCATGCTGAGATCATTCGTTCGTTTGACATTATTGATACCACTGGTAACGAGATCAATGATCTATCGGTTACAGTTACTTGGGCTAACGTTCCGAACGCGAATATCACCGCTGGATCTGTCACTCAGCATGTTGCCGCCATTGATCACAATCTCCTGTTGAATTTCTTGTCGGCGGAGCACATTGATTGGGCGCTTACAGGAGCGGAAGATATACACGCAGATCGGTTTGCGAACTCGCCGGCAGAGGTAAATGACCTTACCGCCGCCGTCACGTGGGCCAACATTCCAGATGCCAATGTGCCCGCAAGTGCGGTTACGCAACACCAGGCCGCGCTTACGATACTTGAGTCGCAGATTACTGACGGCTCTCTCCTAGCGCGAGAAGGGGCGAACGCTAATTTTGCAGCACTTACCGCAACGACCTTCGGCGGCATCCTCGAATCGAACTTAACCAGCTCTGCCCTTAACGGTCAACTGATTACTGGTGCGTGGGACTTCACTGGCACCACGGACTTTTGGTCCGCTACTCGTATCGGCAATGCAGGGCAGACGGACTACGTGACGTTCTCCCATGACGGAGTCGACTTTAATTCCGCCGCCACGCTTACAACCGATTGGAACATCACCGGCATCACTCGCTTTAAACTTAATGGTGTTGTAACTCTACAGGAGAGGGCAGCAGCGCCCGGAGATGAAGCTGCTTACGGCCAGTATTGGGTACGAAATGACGTTCCTAACACACCGATGTTTACTCGGGACGATGGCACCGACGTGGTGCTCGGTCTGGGTACTGGCGCATCCACGGCAGTATTCAAGCATAAGACAGCGAACCAAACATATTCGAACGACACAACACTTAACGCCGATACCGACTTAACATTCTCTGGCTTGGACGCGAACAGCTTTTACGCATTTTGGGGATTTTTGGACGTTCAAAGCGTATCCGCAGCAGATATCAAGTTCGCGTTCACCTACAGCGATGCTCCACAGGACGGAAATTCAGCCATTCTATTATCAAGCACCGGAGGCGCTTTTATAGGTGACACGTCGAACTCCGCAACCGCCACGATGTCTCTATTTTTCTCAGGGTCCGTGGCTGATGGAAACATACAGGGCTTTGTTCGAACCAACGCAACAATCGGCGGCTCGATAACTTTGAACCATGCTCAAATAACCTCAAATGTAGGCGTTACGGGATTGCGCGCCGGAAGTTGGATGGCTCTACAGAAATTGACTTAGAAGGAGAATTGACGTGCGGCCGACTTTAGATTTAATAGATGCGCTGGTGCAAATGAACATTGTGCTGCCCTCTCAAAGAAACGAATTGATTCGTCGTTTGCGAGCGAATTCCGACGAAGATGTTAAGCTAATCAGCATACCTGTTATAGACCCCCTGGTGAGGGGGCTTAATCGGCCTTAAGGACATAAGGACCATGCGCCAATGAAGTCTCCGGTAAACAGGCAATAGGGGCGAACGAGGCGTACCCAACTATTGCGATAGTACAGAGCATGCACAGTGTTCTCTTATGCATTTATCAAGTATAATAGACAATCCTACCCGCAGCCCCACCAAAAGCAAAACTAGGGTATAATCGAACCATGCAAATGATATTTGGATCATCTAAGGCGCTAGTCGCAGATCTGGACGTTCTCAATTTGAGCGGCACTCAGGCGTCTCCACAAAACAAGGAGTTTACGGCACTTGAGCCCAGAACGGCAACGGTTGCATGGCTCTTTGGCTGCAACGATGCTCCGGTCAACTCTATACTAAGCGGACAGACTCAATTTACAGCGCACGATGATCTAACGTTCACGCCACAGTATATCTCTGTGAACACTGCCACAGACTGGGTGATTCCGATAGGCTTTTCAATTACCTACTATATACGGGCTACCCTTGACTCTGGCGATGCCCCCACCTCGGGAGATCTCCTGGGCGTATGGTTGTCACTTGCCCCCGGTGGGGCCAACCGGGTATGGACATGGCTGCGGGTTAACCTTGGGAACCATACAGGGGTTCTGAAAATTGAAATAGCAACCGATTCCGCCGGCACGGACATTGTCGCTACCGGCTATTACAGGGCCAAGCCCGAAGTGGCCTTGTAAAAATAGGGGTTTTTTTATGGCCCAATCTAGCCCTGACCGGGTTGAGACCACCAAACCTGACGGGTTATACTGCACGAGTCACTAATCAGAGGAGTCGTGAAAGTGCCAAACAAGAATCGAAAACGTGCGCCAGCCAAACGGCCCGCGCCTAAGCTGCCGGCGAAAGAGTCCGCAGTCCCAACGCCCGATCAAGATACCCCTACCCCCGAGCCAGTGCTTACAGTAATGGTGGAGCCACTGAATCAGAACACGCTTAACTTGGTGATGCAGATCATCGATAACGCCGACTTCAAAGGCCATGAGGTGAGTAAGGTTCTAGCCGTCAAGTTGGAGCTGGCCCGAGTGGCCGGCCTGCGGACGCCGGGCGATGGCCAGTAAGCAGAAAAAAATCAAGGTTCGCAGAGCCGAACCAAAGGACATCGTGAACATAGCCAAGCTTCTACACGAAGGTTGGAATGAAGCGACGACCGAATTCGCCCCCATCGATGATGTATGCGGATACAGATGGATACTTGGTATCCTTGAGGAAGGATTCGTCGTGGTGGCGGACCTTAACGGTAGGATCATTGGCGCAGCGTGCGCAAGTCCGTACCGGCCCCCGTGGAGTCGCAAATGGCTCATCGACATGGAATTCCTCTATGTGCTTCCGTCATTCAGAAAGGATGGCATCGCAGATAGTCTGGTCAGGGCCGTTGAGAACTTCGCAGACAACAACAGCGCCCCCCTAACGTTCGGGATTCAAACCGAAGACAAGCCCCTCGTCAAGGATCGAATGATGAAGATGGCCGGCTGGTTTTACATCGGCGGCAACTTCTTGAGGCCGACGAATGGGCAAAAGCAAGACAACAACGACAACACAGAATAGGCTACCCGCTTACATGGTGGAGGGGTCCCAGCGCGCCGTTGGCATGGCGCAGGAGTACGGCGGAGATAGGGTTGCAGACCTATCGGCCAGTGAGCAAGCGGGCATAGCGGGCTTTCGTGAAGAGCGTGGTCGGTACGACAAAGATTTCGACGCGGCGCGTGAGCAGCTTGGAGGCATCACGTCATTCGCTGATGAAGGTGTTCAAGAGAGGTACATGAACCCTTATATCGAGGGCGTACTGCAACCTACGGCACGGCGAGCCGACAGGGCCTTTGGGGAGCAGAAAGCGGAGCTGCGGCGCACCGCTGGCATGCGCGGAGCGTTCGGCGGTCGTCAACTTGTAGCAGAAAACCTTCTGGAGCAGCAGCAGCAAGAGCGCATGGATGACCTGTGGTCGTCTGGGTACGGCACAGCGTTCGACAAAGCGACACAGCTTCACGGAAGAGAAATGGACAGGAAGCGTGCCGTTGCCGGGGATTACGGCGTCAACGCACAGCGACAGGCCGACACCAACTCTATGGCTCTGCGCAACATGATGGAGTCCGGGTTTATTGACCGTTCAGTCGAACAGTCAAAGATGGACTTCAAATATATGGAGCATCTCGAAGAGCGGGACTGGGATGTCAACAACCTCAATACGCTGGTGCAAACGCTGGCCGCAGTTCCGAGTGAGTCCACTCAAATACAGACCGAAGAAACGAAGGCCAATCCCATCAAGACACTCATCGGCGCTGCAACCATTGCTGCCGGCGCAATCATAATTGGCATGACCGCGGGAGCCGCTACTCCGCTGGTTGCTGCGGCGTACGCCAGCGGCGGAAGCGCGGTGATGGCTTCCGGAGCTAACGCGGCGGCGGGGGCGTAATGGAACACGCATTCGAAAACAACGACGATCAAATTCTATCCGGCCTGCAGGCGGCGGCCGGTGACCAGAACGCGCCTTCCCCTAATGGGGCAGCCTCCCAAGGTGCGTTGGGTGCCCCGGCTCCGGCTGGGGCCGACTCAAAGCCTACGGAGTTGGCGGCAGGGCAAACTTACTACGATATGTGGAACGAAGCATCAGAAGAAGATCAGCAGGCCAACCTTGACGAAATGGAAACTCAACTCGGTGCGCACGGCACCGGTGTTGTTGCCAAGGTAAACGAGATTGCATCAAACGCAATGTCTGAGAAAGACGGCAAGACGCTAAACCTCCTTCTCAAGTGGGGGTGGAAGCCGCCCGAGGAGCGCCCCGCCTTTGATGCCGCCTCAATGGCTGATGAATCAGAGTTCACGGGATTGTAATGGCCCATACAGCATTTCACAAGGAAGATCAATTTGGCGATCCGTTGCCACAGGATCAGCTTGGCGCGCCTACTGAACAGCCAGTGACCTCGGAGTCAGAGGCACCAAGGCTGGCAGCGGAACACGAAAAGAAAATGTTTAACCGTCGCAAGATGGGCGGGTTCCTCATGGAGCTGGGCCTAAACATCTTGTCGTCAAACAGGGACGATGCCGGGGCGGCCGTAGGAGAAGCCTTCCAGACCACCAGAACAGCGCGTACAGGGCGCAGGCAGGCGGCTGCATCAGAGGAGTTGGCAAAGCAGGAGCGTGAACGAAAGATACGTCGCGAAGACGAATCCGATATTCTCAAGCAAGAGAAGGCCGACAGAGCAGCTGCTAAAGAGGAGCGCGCCGCACGAGGCGAGGCGAGAGCTATTTCCAAGGCAGATCTGGACAAGCTTGATTCGTATACCCGCGAAGACGGAACCGTTGTCAAGATCGCGAGGGAGGCGGGTACTGTTTACGACGTTGATGGCACGCCACTAGTGCCCAGAGACGCCAAGAAGATTATTTCTGCAACTAGCGGAGCGGCTACTACGCGAGATCAGGCACGTGCCCTTCGTCAGAGGGTTAAGGACCTACTTGACAGAGCGGTCGAAGGCTTTGAGGGAGATCCCGGTTTCGATGAAATTCAGGCCCTTGGTGAGAGCCCAACCCAAGCACAGGTTGAGGATCTGGCCAAGAAGCAGTTGAACAGAGAGATGCCCAACTACTATAACTTCACAGTCGACGACGACATACAAGATTACGAAACACTGCAATACTAAGGTAATTCATGGCTGACATTCGCATGCCCGATGGCACCGTTATACGCGGAGTGCCGGACGGTGTTGGTAGGGACGAGTTCAACGCCCACCTCATCAAAAAATACGGGCAAGAAAAATTCGACTCAATGACGAGCGCCGCTCGGCGCGAACCGTCTGCGCCGCCCGAACCGTCCTTTGTCGATGAGCCCGTCGATAATGAAGACGCCTTGTCGGCCGCCAGCCTGAATGCATACCGCAGAAACACAACCATTAAAAACGAAGACGGCACCGTGTCGTCTATCCGAAGCATGTCCGTTGAAGACGAGAGACTTAACGCCGGCAAACCAACCCTCATTCCGTCAATCTGGGACGGCAAGGAACTTGACCCTGCCGCCGCGTCCGACCGCGCCGTCGAGAGCGGCACCAAGTGGCCGGCATATGATTCCAACGAGCAGGCGACAGCGGCGTCGAAGCGCATCAGCGCTGGTCTGGCCGATAGGGCCGAGGAAGACAAGGCGCAGTTAAGGATACGCGACGAGCACAACTTGTACATGCTGAATAAGCCGAAGCGTCCGCCTATCGGCGGCGGTAAGCAACAAAAAGCGAGCGCATATCTAAGTTTGGCAAGATGATGTACGATCTTACGCGGCGCGAGATCAAAGCCCCTGAAGATTATTACCTGACTCAGGACGAGATTGACTTCATTATGTTCGACAAGTTCGCACATGATCGGAAGATGATGGCCGAAAACGAAGAAGCGGCAATAGCCTCCGGCCTCACTCCGGAGGACCCCGAAAAGAAAAGCAACTTTGCCCCAAGCAAGTGGAAGAACCTTAAGGTAAAGTTCATGCAGGTGATGACCGGAGAGGGCTTGTCTCGCCAGTTCGAGGTGCCGGCGGCCGCAGAAGCAACACAAGCAAAGCAGTTCGAAGCGCTTGGTATGCTGTACATGGAGCGGGCGGCTGAGACGTGGGATAAGCTGAAGCCCATTCAGCAGGAAATCCTTGATGATGCCGCCGAGAGGCTTGGCCTCTCTGGGGACCAGTATTACAAGATGACGTCGACCATGCTTCAGCAGGCGGTTGAATTTGAGCAGGAAACCGCCGAAGGAATTACGCAGTACGAGCAAGACATGAACCGGTTTCGCCCCGAAAAGGAATTTGGAGAGGACCCATTTGAATACATGGCCATCATGGCCACCGACAACATCAGCAGTTTGGCCTATATGTCCGCTGCCCTGCTAACGCGTAGCCCACACATTACTGGCGCTCTCATGGGCACAGACGTGTACCACAGAAAGTTCACGGAGTCTCGAATGGACGGTAAGTCCATGGGAGAATCTGCCGCTGACAGCATAGTCTACGCCATGTTCGAACTTGTGACTGAGGGCATTCCGGTACACAGGATCTTGAACCTCTATAAGGCCGGCAATAAGTCCGGTGCGCGCAAGCTTATTGATGGAGCGTTTTCTGAGGCGTTGCAAGAAACAGCAGTCGAGGCCCTTCAGATGGGTTATGACTTCGCCGTGTATGACGATAAGGTCTCGTTTGCTGAGGCCATGTCAAGGCTTCGTGATGCTGGCTTGCTGGCTGTCATGTTTGGTGCCACGATTGCCGCGCCGGCTGCGATAACTGGCGATCACGCCATGAATGTGTTGCAGGAAGATATCAACAAGGCTAAAAGCAAACTGCAGTCTGTGGCCAATCGAGTGCTGGACCCCGCGCAGAAAGGCGCCCAGGCCGGCAAGGCGGAAATTCAGGCCGCGTCGAAGGAGTATGCGGATGCCGTCAAGGCAAAGAGAAGGCTTATACAAGAGCGCGCGGATGTTGAAGCTGAGAAGAAGAAAGTAAAGAAGGAAAAGAAGGAGGTCAAGCGAAAAGTTAAGCGAACCCCCAAGGAAGTAAAGCGCGAAGAGGCGGAAGCCAAGGCCGCGAAGGCCGACCAAGCCGTGGACAAACTGACTCCGGAGATCGAGGCGGAGGCGGATGTCATCTCCAAGGTCGTAGCGCGCGAGGA